GTACTACTGAATACAATTCTTTGTGTAACAAGATCAAAGGTGACATTATTATGACTGAAGATCTTGGAATAGCAGAGGATATGTATGACTTTACATGTTATGGTGATGATAATATTTTTACCATAGGTGTTAAAGGATTGCGTGTATCAGATTTAGCCCCCCATTACAAGAGACGTTTTGACATTTTATATACTCATTGGTCGAAAGATCAGATTGATACCGACGACACACTGGAAACAGTCTCTTTTTTGCAGCGCAAGTTTGTACCTGATGGTTTACGTGTAGCGGCTCCACTTCCTCTTGATACAATTCTTGAAAGTGTGTATTGGCGCAGACAAAGTCTCACTGAATCTGAAGCTATACTTGCAACGGCTGAAAATTTTGCCATTGAATTGGTCCATCATGGTGAAGAACAATTTTATAGATATACTATGGACTTAAAACGATGCGTTCAAGAACGTGCTCCTGACTTGTTACACGCATTAAGTTATAAAATCAAGAGCTACCAATACTATTATTCGTCTATGTACGAGGCTCAAGATGGTATTGTCACAAATTTCGAGCCATATGTCGATGGACTTTAAAACATTATGTAGAATTTTCCTAACCCACTTTCTCAGTCTGACAACAGACAATTTACTGACAGAGGTATTAATGATGCCTCTTCTACTCAAAAACAAGAACTTGGTTCTTATCACGATGTTGCACCCCAGGATGGAACATCAGTAGTTGCTAAAACATATGGTTCTATTCACTCAGATTTTAACCTTGAGACTTTTGATCTCAATGGTGTTATGCGACGTGAGTACCCTGTTGGCAATTTCACTTGGTCCACTGCTAACGCACAAGGCCATTCGATTGCATCTCTTAAATTTCCAAAATTGTTGTTTGATCAGCCTTTTATAGCTGCAAAAATAGGCGATTTCCGATATTTTAAAGGAGGTGTACGCTTAACTTTTCGTGTTGTGACAAATAAATTTGCTTATGGCAAGTTGATTGCTTCTTGGATTCCTTTAGCTCATGTGACTGGTATTACTGGACAAGAGGACCCACTGTATGCATCAGGTTTGTCACACATTTTAATTTCTGCTTCAGCAGGTGAAGCTGCCACTTTTGATGTGCCTTTCATTAGTTTTAAACGTATGTTGGAACTTCATTCCCATGATGATATGGAAATTGGGCACTGTCAATTAAGTGTTTTAAATCCGCTCAAAATGGTTGATGGTACTGTTCACTCTGGTTCAGTGTTCGTTACTGCACAATTCATTGAGCCTCAGCTTGCAGTACCTACTTCTTTCTTGGTTGTTGAAAGCGCTGGTGAAGCTGATTTCAAAACGCAAATGCATACTATCAGTGATATTGCTGAAACCGCTAGTGCTGTCAAATCAATCGTTACTAACCCGACGCATGTTGCACCATATGTTGATTTTATGACCAGCGCAGTATCAGCAGTTGCTAATATGGCAGCGTTAAATAAACCGACAACTTTAGATCAGAACCAAATTGTGTCTATACATCCTGCACCAGATATAAATTATGGTAAAGGGGTTAGTCATGTTAATAAGTTATCTATTGACCCAAAGTGTGATATTGGTACTCAACCTATCACTGGAATACCTGTGGATGAAATGGATCTTCATCATATTGTTGGTACCCCTCAGCTGGTTACAGTTATCACTTTAACTAATTCAACTGTGACTACTCACACAGTAGATCGACTTGAATATGACAAAAAGTGTTATCTAGACCAATTTTGTAAATTCTTTGCTTATGCCAACGGTTCTCGTAAATTTAAAATTTATGCTACGGCTTCATTGTTTCACTCAGTCCGAGTTGTTTTCTGGTTGAACCACGATTCTTACGCAAACGATGATCGTTGGGAGAATTGTTATCACAAAGTTATGGATATTCAAGGTGATGCTGAAATGGAGTGGACAATACCTTATCTTGGCTCCCACTTTGCTCGTACTACAAGTGATACCGCCGATATGCATTTGTATTGCAAGGTTTTGTCTTGGAATCAACCGGATTTAGCCCAAAGCTGTCCTGTATACTTGAATGTTTACAAAGCTGGAGATACTGATTTCCAATTTTACGGGTATCTGGATAAAATTATCACTGAAGCAAATCCCCGTGCCGACTTCGCTACTCCCTTTGAATTTTTTGCAGAAGGGATGAAAACTTATGGCACAACTAATCTCACTGCTGGTGAAAAAGTCACTTCATTACGCGAACTTATTCATCAGTACCACCCTTACACTAACACTGCATCTGCTGATCGAAAATTGGTTTATGATCCTAACCCAATTGGCGGAAAATTTGGAGGAATTGAAAAATTTGGACAGTTCTTCTTCTTTTACCGGGGCTCAGTCAGGGTGCGGTTTTTGGTTAAAACAGCGAATGTGTTTGAGATGATGTTCACGTCTATTGGAGTTGAGCACTCTCAGAATGTCAACACTTTCGCTTTTAGTTCAAATATCAACCCCATTATAGGTGCTGAGATTCCTTTTCGCCCTACTTCGGCGAATGATGATCCTTCTTCTCGTCAGTATTTTAGATATACCGGCGCTAATCATTTCTTGCTTAAAGCAGCAGGAGATGATTTTTCTTTTTTCTACCTCAAACCACTTGGTAGTACTTATGATGTTGAGCCACCAGCTACAGCACATGAGTTTTCTATTCGAGATCTTGAGGAATGGTATTTAGCCTAGATCGGCTTTAATAAAGCTTTTGCTTGGTTTAGTTAATACCACATACGAGGCAATGTGTAAACAGACGCG